AAAACGGAGCATTGGCTACAGTTAATTTTGAAGCTGATGCAGGTCAGGGACTGAACATGACGCAAGAAGATCTTGCGTTGCCGTTCTTAAAAGTTCTTGGTCAACTATCTCCCGAGTGTAACAAAAGGGACGCTAAATATGTCGAGGGGGCAGAACCTGGCATGATTATAAACACCGTAACAAACGAAGTTTATAATGGAGAAAAGGGAATAGATGTCATACCTGTGCACTACAAAAGACAGTACATAGAATGGCAAGACAGAGGTGAGAGTCAAGGAGCACCAGTAAAAATATACGAAGCTGGTGATGACTTACCAAAAACTACTAGAGACAAGTTTAATAAAGATAGGTTAGCTAATGGTAACTATCTTGAAAATACTGCTAGTCACTTTGTAGTTGTTCTAGGCAAAAGCCCAACAACAGCTTTGATTTCTATGAAAGCTACTCAATTAAAAATTAGTAGAAAGTGGAACTCAATGATGATGGGTCTTAAGATGCAGGGTAAAAACGGAATGTTTACGCCGCCAACTTACAGCCACATTTATAAGCTAAAAACAGTGCAACAGTCTAACGACAAGGGCACTTGGTTTGGTTGGGATGTAGCGAGGGTTGGTCCAGTTTCTGATGCCGGTGTTTACAATATAGCAAAAGACTTTGGTGGTAACGTAGCCAAAGGTGCTGTAGAAGCGAAACACGGAGAACAAGAATCCAAATCCAATTCACCATATTAATTAATTCATTCGATCAGGATGAATGGGTATGGGGCGGTTAAGCGAGAGTGGATCCGCCCTTACCACTAAAAGGAATTATGGAAGACTTTAGAAAGATATTTACAGGATTAAAACGAGCTCACGGATGCACTTACGTGGACAAGAAAGGTGCCGATGGATTAAAAGTAAAAGGTAAATCGTTTGTAAAAAGAGAAATAGTAACTGATAAACATTGGGAAGATCATTTAAACGGCATAGAACCCAGTCTTGGTATCATACCCATTAACGAAAATAACGAATGTAGATGGGGTTGTATTGACGTAGATAAATATACTCTTAATCATAAAGAAATACTTAAAAAAATAGATCAATACGCCATACCGTTATCGGTTTGTAGATCTAAAAGTGGTGGAGCCCACATATTTTTATTCACTACAGATTTTGTGCCTGCCAAATTAATGCGAGATAAACTTATGTCTGTTAGTGCAGTTTTAGGATTTGGTAATGCAGAAGTGTTTCCAAAACAAATTGAATTAAAATCGCAAGATGATACAGGAAATTTTTTAAATTTACCATATTTTAATTGTAAAAATACAACAAGGTATTGCTTTAATATTAAGGGTGAAGCTATTACAATAGATGCTTTTTTAGATGGCGTAAAAGTTAGCGCTCTCACACCAAAACAATTACAAGATTTAAAAATACAAAGACCACCATCTGAGTTTGATGACGGCCCACCTTGTTTAGAATCCTTAACGAAAGAAAAATTAGATGATGGTAGGGACAGGGTTATGTTTCAATTTAGAGTCTACGCAAAAAAGAAATGGCCAGATAGTTGGACCGACAAATTAGATGAATTTAATTTTAAACATTTTATAAATCCGTTTAGACACGATGAAATAGCAAAATTTAGAAAGGACACAAAAGATTATGGTTTTAAGTGTAAAGATGAACCCATGTGTAATCACTGTGATAAGCAATTATGTAAGACTAGAAAGTATGGTATAGGCACACAGAGTATGTTTCCACAGCTTTCCGACCTACAGATCGTAGAACTAGATCCAAAAATATTTAGACTTAACGTTGATGGTGAAAGAGTTGAATTAAAAGCAGAAGAGTTACAAGAACAAAGATTGTTCGTAAGAGCATGTATGAATCAAATATATAAGTTTCCGCCAACATTAAAACCAAAAGATTATAAAGATCTTGTATCATCTTTGATGGCTAACCCTGAAGTGGTGGAAGCACCAACAGGCGCATCTAAATTAGAACAACTATTTCAACATTTAGAAAACTATTGTACAAGTAGAACGGCAGAGGGCGCAACGAAAGAAGATATGGAATCTGGTAATGTTTGGAATAAGGATCAACATCACCATTTTATATTCACACATTTTTATCATAAATTTTTACATAGACACAAATGGACAGAGAAATACGATATTACAATGCTATGGTTGTTAGAACATTGTAATTGTGAGCATGTTAGAATCACAATAGGAAAAAAGAAATTGTCTATTATAAAATTAAAACAGTTTGAAAAAGAACAAATTAAAATTAAAGAAAGAAAATTTAAGAAGGAAGATGCATTTTGAAAACTATTGTATTGGGACCACCAGGCACAGGTAAGACCACAACTTTATTAAATGAAGTTGATAAGTATTTAAAAGAAACAGACCCAGACAAAATAGGGTATTTTTCTTTTACACAGAAAGCTGCATACGAAGCTAGAGACAGAGCGATGTCTAAATTTAATTTTAGTGAAGATGATCTTCCATATTTTAGAACACTACACTCTTTGGCCTTTAGAAGGTTGGGTATTAAAAAAGAAGAGGTCATGCAGAGTAGACACTACGAAGATTTAGGTAAAAAGATGGGACTAATAGTGGACTACCATGATTATGATAATGAACACACGGGATTATTTACTACTAAAAGTGATTTATTACGTATAGTACAAATAGCTAAACTAAGAGGCATTACACCAGAGCAACAATATAATTTAAAAGAACACACACAAGATGTAACAGTTAAACAACTCAAACAATTTGTGCATGATTTAGAACAATACAAAAAAGATTATAATTTAATAGATTTTACAGACATGATTAAAGAGTTTGTATTGTTAGATAAGTCACCCAAGTTTGATGTTGTTTTTATAGATGAAGCACAAGATTTATCTAGATCACAATGGGGCATGGCGAAATGTATTTGGGATAAAACAAAACATACGTATATAGCAGGTGATGATGACCAAGCTATATTTAGATGGGCTGGTGCAGACGTAGATAGTTTTATTGCCCAGACAGGGAAACTAATACAGCTGACGCAGTCATACCGAGTACCGCAGGTTGTTCATGATATTGCTTCCAAGATAGTAACAAAAATACAAAACAGATTACCAAAACAATGGAGAGCAAAGACGCAAAGAGGTTTACTTTCATATTATGATGACTTCGAACAGATCAACATGAAACAAGGTAGTTGGCTAGTGTTAGCAAGAACTAGATTTATGTTAAATGATTTAGAAGACCAACTATACTCGCAAGGATTGTATTACGAGAACAAATTTAAAACGAATCAAGAACAAGACTTGTACAAAGCTGTTATGGACTGGGAAAATTTAAGAAAAGGTGTGGACATAAACGTGGATCAAATAACTAGAATAGCTTCTTACATGTCATCAAATCACTTTGAAAAAAATTCATTAAAAGTTTTAGACAAAGACGCAACTTATAAAATGTCAAACTTACAAGAGAGAGGATGGTTAAAAACAAATAAAGTTTGGTACGATGCTTTTGATGATGCACCGCAGAAAAAAATAAGGTATATAAGAAGGATGAGGGAGAATGGTGAGAAGTTAAATTCTAAACCTAGAATTACTTTATCTACAATACATGGCGTAAAAGGTGGTGAGCAGGATAACGTAGTTCTCTTGACAGATCTATCACGTAATACACAGAGGAATTACGAACAAAATCCTGATGATGAAAATAGATTATTCTATGTTGGTGCAACTAGAACCAAAAATCATTTACACATTATTAGACCAAAAGATATATACAAAGGATATAGAATATGAAAGACACATACAAAAAGCAGGTAGGTGGCGATCACTACCGGTCAATGAAGATACAGGCAAGTGAGTTTATAAATAAAAATAACATTCCGTTCGCGGAGGGGAATGCAATAAAATATTTGTGTAGACATAAGCAAAAAAATCAAAAAGAAGATTTATTAAAGGCTATACATTATATTGAAATGGCAATGGAGAGAGATTATGGCGACTCTGATATTTAAACCACAAACAGAATGGATACCACCTACAGATTTTCCAGATCTTGGAAAATACGATGAGATTGCTATCGACTTAGAAACAAAAGACCCAAACCTTAATAAAAGAATGGGTTCTGGTTCTGTAATTGGCTTTGGTGATGTTGTTGGCATATCTTTAGCTACACATGATTGGTGTGCATACTATCCAATAGCACATGAGGGTGGGGGCAATATGGACCGTAAAATGGTTTTAAAATGGCTACAAGATCAAATGAATACAGACTCTATCAAAATATTTCACAATGCTATGTACGATGTGTGTTGGTTAAGAAAATTAGGAATAAATATAAAAGGACAGATCGTAGATACCATGATAGCTGCATCGCTAGTAGATGAAAATAGATTTAGATATGATTTAAATGGTATATCTAGAGATTATTTAGGTAAGGGTAAAGATGAAAACGCATTATATGAAGCAGCAAAGTCTTGGGGTGTAGATCCTAAAGCAGAGATGTATAAACTACCAGCTATGTACGTTGGAGCTTACGCGGAGCGTGACGCCCAACTCACACTGGAGTTGTGGCAAGAATTAAAAAAAGAAATTTTACACCAGGATATAGAAGACATATTTAATATGGAAACTAAACTGTTTCCTGTTTTAGTCGACATGAGATTTCTTGGTGTTCGTGTAAACCAAGAAAGAGCAGCCATTGAAAAAAAGAGAATGGTTGAAGAAGAGAACAAATTATTAGGTGGTGTTTATGCAGAGACAAGAGAAGAAGTTCAGATCTGGGCTGCAAGATCCATTGCTAAAGTATTTGATAAACTTGGTCTACCGTATGAGCGAACAGTAAAAACACAAGCACCAAGCTTCACTAAAAACTTTTTAGCTAATCACCCACACAAGATTGTACAAGCCATTGCAAAGGCAAGAGAAATAAATAAAGCACACACAACATTTATAGATACGATATTAAAATATTCAAACAAAGGTAGAATACACGCAGAGATAAATCAATTACGTGGCGATAGTGGTGGCACAGTGACTGGTAGATTCAGTATGAACAATCCAAACTTGCAGCAGATACCTGCAAGGAACAAGGATCTTGGACCACGGATCAGAAGTTTATTTATACCTGAAGAGAACTGTAAGTGGGGATGTTTTGATTACAATCAACAAGAACCAAGGCTAGTAGTGCACTATGCTGCACTGCAAGGGTTTTACTCTGTTGAAGATGTAGTAGATGCGTATAAAAATGAAAACGCAGACTTCCAC